TTATTATGATTACAAGAAAGATAATAACTTTGCTGAATTGCGTGATGCAGAATTGTTGCAAAATAGATTGCAGATTCTAGGCACAATTGACCCATACGTTGGCAGATACTACTCACAAGAATGGGTAAAGAAAAATGTTCTTCAAATGTCTGATGAAGATATTGAAGAAATGAACAAACAAATTGAAAAAGAACCTGAACCTGTGCCTATGGGTCCGAACGGACAACCTGTGCAAGAACAACCAGAACAACCTACTGCTGAACAATTTCCACCAGAAGATAATGTAAGCGATAGAGGTTCTTCTGAAACTGAAACACCAGAACTAGATAACATAGTTAAACGTTTCAGTAGAGTAATAAATAATCAATAAGGAGATATTATGGACGCAAGACAATTCATTGATTTGGTAGGTGCAGGACAATCTGCTGAAGCTAAAGATGCTCTAGAAGAATTGCTTTCTTCTACTGCATTTGAAAAATTGGAAGCTAAAAAACAAGAAATGGCTTCTACTATTTTTACTGGCAAAGAAGAAGAATCTGCTGAAGAACAAAACGTCAATACAGAAGCTGAACAACAATAATGAAAAATTTGCAAGAGTTTAGAATAGTTGAAGAAGAAAAGCAGGACTATTCAAAGTTCGATGCTTTAGTTCGTGCTGGTTTAGGTAACAAAGCACAGATTCAACGTATGCATCAAATTCTTGCAAAGATGGGTGAAGATAAGCCACAGTTTACTAGTGCTGATAGAGCGATTATACAAAATCTTTTCAACAAGATGGTTGAGTTGATTACAAATAATCCACAAATGTTCCGTCAGGCTAAAAAATCCGTCAGCGAAGGTGTCATTGATACCGCAGATTACAAACTAAGTGCATCAGGTAAAAAAGTCAGAGCGCATAGAGTGGTTCTCGACAAAGAAGATGAAGAAGAAATGAAAGAAGAAGTTTCTTTAGAAGAAGCTGTTGTTTCAGAACCACCTTTCATTATTCTTTTAAAAAGAACCGCTGTTCGTTTGTACCCCAATGGACTCAGAGTTGCAACATATAATAGTGACAAACTAAAAAGAGAATTTGCAATACCATTTGTAGGTAAAGAAGCAGGTCTAGTTCAGTCAACAGAAGAATATCAATTCAAATTAAATGATGGCACTGTCATCACAATCGATGAAGAAACTGATATTGCTTTTGAAAATGTATATGAAAAATTAGACGAAGAAAATAAACAAAAGTTTTTTGAAATGTTATATGAATCAAAAGAAACCTTTGAAAAACTAAAAGAATTTGTTCTTAACAAGCAATGAGATTAATAGATTTAATCATTGAGGGTAAACATTTAGAAGCGAAAAAATTTATATACTCTCGCTTGAATGAAGTTGCCGCAAAAAGGCTTGAACAGGAAAAGAGAACAATTTCGGCAGATATATATGAAGATGTGGATTTGGAAGATGATTCTTTAAACGAAGCAAACATCATCCGTCAAGGACGAATACAAAAAATTCGTCGTAGAATTAGAAGAAATACTAAAGGCAGAATCGTTGTACAAAGAAATGTAAAACGTTCAGCAGTTAAAGGATATCGTATTTCAGGTAACACTTTAAAAAGAATACCTGCAATGCAAAGAATACAAAAAGCTAGAAAGCTAAAGAGATACTGGAAAACAAAAGGCAGAGCAAAATTGAACAGAACACTGATGAGAAGAAAAATGTCAATGCGCCGCCGCAAATCAATGGGAATAAAATAAAATGCCATTTGAAATTATAAATTCAAAGCGTTCGAAATCAGTTATTCGTGTAACAGGTAACACTGCTACGAGAATCAACTTAAATCAACTGTCGACCAACACTCAAGTTGAATTGATTACTGGTGCTTCTATTACACATTTAACTTCATCTACTGATGGTAAATGGATTGTTTATAGAGGTAATGATGCAACAGGAGTTCCTGTTCTGAATTTGTTTGGTGAAAATGATTTACCTTTTGCACAATATGATGTGAGTATTGGTAACACTGCTTCAGCAAACATCTTTGTAACAAATTCAGGTACAGACGGTACTTTGTTATTGGTCGTAAGTAAGACTGCAACATTTACTGTTGATGCTGATACAGGAGCACCTCTATGAAATTAATTAGAGAAAATGTTGAAGAAGTTAAATACTTAACTGAAACAACAGAATCAGGAAAGAAAAACCTTTATATTGAAGGTGTTTTCTTGGTTGGTGAACAAGCCAATCGTAATCGTAGAATGTATAAAATTGATACTTTGCGCGAAGAAGTTAATCGTTATACAGACGAATATATTAGAAGTAATCGCGCATTAGGTGAACTTGGTCATCCAGATACGCCTTCTATCAATCTTGAAAGAGTTTGTATCAAGATTGAATCTTTGAGAGAAGATGACCAAAATAGATTTATTGGTAAAGCAAGAGTTTTAGAAACACCATACGGCAACATTGTTAAAAATTTCATAGAGTCTGGAGTTAGCCTAGGTGTTTCATCAAGAGGTATGGGTTCTTTGTTGCCTGGAGATAATGGTATTAGCATTGTTGCTGATGACTTTAGACTAGCAACGGCTGCTGACGTTGTAGCTGACCCATCTGCTCCAGGTGCTTTCGTGAATGGTATCATGGAAAATAAAGAATGGCTTTTCGTTGAAGGCCGTTACGTTGAGGTAGATATTGAAAGAGCAAAACATCAAATTCGCAGAGCCTCAAGCAAAGAAATAGAACAAGTGGCATATCGCCTCTTTGAAAACTTTATTTCAAAACTTTAATAATTATAAATAAATAACACAAAAGGAGATTCCTAATGGCTAAAAATAAACTTTTTGAGGCTGCCGCAGAAATTCTAGCCGCTGGTAAGGGCAAGAACGCTATGCCTGCTGAAAAGTTAGAAGGTGAAATTCAAGTTGCTGGCGGACCAACCCCAGAAAACGCGAAGCCTGATGACGATTCACACAAGATGACATTTACATCTAAGAGTGCAACAGCACCTACCACAAAAGCTTCTGCCGCATCTGCAAAGATGGAAGAAGAACAAAGAGATGGTGAAGTTGTTGCTGAAGAAAAAGTAGACTTAACTGCTGATGTTGAATCATTATTCGCAGATGATTCTACCATTTCTGAAGAATTTAAAGGTAAAGTTAAAACTGTTTTCGAAGCGCGTGTTTATGACCGCGTAAAACAAATCGAAGAAGAAACTGAAGCCAAATATGCTTCTATGCTTGAAGAAGCCGTAGAAACTGTTAAAGCCGATTTGACTGATAAAGTAAATGACTATATCGGTTATGTCGTTGAGCAATGGATGGAAGAAAACCAAATTGCTATCGAAAAAGGCATCCGTTCTGAAATCACTGAAGATTTCATTAATGGTTTGCGTAACCTATTTGCGGAACATTATATTGATGTTCCATCTGAAAAAGTTGACCTCGTTGATGAGTTGGCAGGCAAACTTGAAGAAGTTGAAGCCAAACTAAACGAAGAAGTTGAGCGTAACGTTGAGTACCGTAAGGCACTTATCGAAGCATTTAAGACCGAAGTTACACATGAAGTTTGCGAAGGTTTAACCGCGACTCAAGTAGAAAAAATTAAAACACTTGCAGAGAGTGTAGAATTTTCCACAGAGGAAGAATTCAAACAAAAACTTGAGACTATTCGTGAAAACTATTTCCCATCTGGTGTAAAAAAGGCAGACGAAGCTCAATTAAATGAGCAAGTAGAAGAAGAAAAGCAAACAGTTGTTTCTGATGCTTTTATGAATTCTATTGTTCAGTCAATTACAAAAACCAACCGAATCTAATTAAATAATAACAAGGAGATATTAGATGTTTCTTTCCGAACAATTACAAAAAAAATGGGCGCCTGTTCTAGAACATGCTGACCTACCAAAAATTTCTGACCCTTACAAGCGTGCCGTTACTGCTGTTATTCTTGAAAACCAAGTTCAAGCAATGCAGAAAGAAGCGGGTATTCTTAATGAAACCGCTCCTACCAACTCTGCTGGTACAGGTGGTTTCGGTGCTAGTGCTACTGCTACTGGTCCAGTTGCCGGTTTCGACCCAATCTTAATTAGCTTGGTTCGTCGTTCGTTGCCTAATCTTATTGCGTATGACATTTGCGGCGTTCAGCCAATGACTGGTCCTACCGGTATGATTTTCGCAATGCGTTCTATGTACGGTACTGACCGCACTCCTTCAAGCGGTTCTGAAGCTTTCTACAACGAAGCTAATACCGCTCACTCTGGTGCATCTGCTACTGTACAGCAAGCATTAGGTCTTAAGTCTGCTACTTCTGACCGTCCATTTGGTGTTTTTGATGCTAACACTGCTGGTGGTATGGCAACTGCTACTGCTGAAGATTTAACTCCTCTAGAGATGGGTTTCAGCATTGAAAAAGTTACTGTTACTGCAAAAACCCGTGCGTTGAAAGCAGAATACTCAATGGAACTTGCACAAGACTTGAAAGCTGTTCATGGTCTTGACGCAGAAACCGAATTGAGCAACATTCTTTCTACAGAAATTCTTGCTGAAATTAACCGTGAAATTCTACGTACCATTTACACTGTTGCTAAAGTTGGTTGCAAAACCGGTACTACTACAGTTGGTACATTTGACCTTGACACCGACTCTAACGGTCGTTGGATGGTTGAAAAAGTTAAAGGCTTGGCATTCCAAGTTGAGCGTGAAGCCAACCAAATCGCTAAGTTGACTCGTCGTGGTAAAGGTAACGTGATGATTTGCTCATCTGACGTTGCTTCTGCTCTAGCTATGGCTGGTATTCTTGACTATAACTCAGCATTGGGTGGTCAAGTTAACCTAACCGTTGACGACACTGGTAATACTTTTGCTGGTACATTGTTTGGTCGTATCAAGGTTTATATTGACCCATACTTCCCAGCAGGTGCTACTTCTGAATTCGCGGTTGTTGGTTTCAAAGGTTCTAATGCTTATGATGCTGGTTTGTTCTACTGCCCATACGTTCCTCTACAAATGGTTCGTGCAGTTGATACAAACAACTTCCAGCCAAAGATTGGCTTCAAGACCCGTTACGGTC